TGATAGGATTACGGACTGGAGTAAACTCTCTAGTTTCAGTATCTAATACATGAAAATACTTAGGATCATCTACATCAGCCCAGGTGAATTCCATCTGTGAACCCAAGTATGTAACATTACCCTGACTTGATCTAGTGTGAAAGTGACCTGATACCACTGTTTCAAACCGCGAGAATATATCTGCACTCATTCCGTGTGGATTAGGCATACCTGCCATAAGGTCAAAGCCTTTTAGTTCTAAGTGAGCTCCTAAAATGGGCGCCTTACATGACATAGCAAAGTTAACATACTCTTGATAGTTAGCATTATTAATCCACGGGATAACTGCAACGCCAAGGCCGTCATAGTCTATGACCTTAGGTTCCATAATAATATTTACATTACTAGTAAAGTATCCAAGAAGTTCTTTGAGAGAGCATAGTTCGTTGGTGTTCTTATAAAAGACATCATGGTTACCAGGAATGATATCCATAGTAATGCCCATATCACGCATAGGCTCAAGAAAATGCTTACGATTGGCATTGAGGGCCTTAAAGTTGACGAATTTTCTGTGCTCATAGTAATCACCTAAATGCAGTATATTCGTGATATTATGTTCCTTTAAGTAGGGAAAGAAAATTTCTGTATAGAATCTCTCTTGGTACTTTAAGAATATATCTGATGAATTTCTTACACCGCAATGTGTATCATTTAATATTGCTACTTTCATGTATTGAGTATCTCCACTATTCTATTTCCTAATTCAGTAAACCATTTGCTATCATGGCCTCTAGTAACTTCAGCAGCTGTGCCTAGTCTTATGCCACTTGTTTCTTTGAAACTTCTTGGGTCATTAGGAACCCCATTCTTATTTACAGTGATTCCATTTTTTTCTAATAGGTCAGCAGCTTCTCTTCCGCTTATATCTTTATCGCTTAAATCAACTAGGACAATGTGACTATCAGTTCCCTTTGTTGCAACGCTATAGCCATTATCAACAAAACTTTGAGCTAATGCTTTAGCAGATTTAACTACTTCCTTAGCATATTCTTTAAATTCTGGTGTATTAGCTTCGGTGAATGCTTGAGCCTTTGCAGCAATAGAATTCATCAACGGGCCGCCTTGAGTTCCTGGGAATATCGCACCATTAATCTTTCGTGTGTAATCAGGATTATTCCATAGTATAATACCACCTCTTGGTCCACGTAATGTTTTGTGGGTTGTAGAGGTTACTACATCTGCGTAAGGTAATGGGTTATCATATACACCACCAGCAATCAGGCCCGAATAGTGAGCCATGTCTACCATAAGTAATGCGCCTACTGAATCAGCAATTTCTCTAAACGCTTCCCAGTCGATTTGTCTCGGATATGCACTTGCACCTGCAATTATCATTTTAGGTTTATAACGTTCTGCTAACATCCCAACCTCATCGTAGTTAATTAAGCCATCCTCTTCAACACCATAGGTGTGAGAATCAAACCATTTGCCTGAAATAGTAACAGGAGCTCCGTGAGTTAGATGGCCGCCGCTTGCTAAATCCATACCGAGAATAGTATCACCGACATTTAGAAAGGCTTTCATTACTGCAAGATTAGCATTGGCACCAGAATGTGGTTGAACATTAGCAAACTCGCAACCATATAATTCCTTTAGTGTATCAATTGCTAAGTCCTCAACTTCATCCATGTAATCGCAACCATTATAGTAACGAGCTCCTGGATAACCTTCAGCATATTTATTAGTAAAGATTGATCCATTAAGTTGCATAACTGCATCACTAGCAAAGTTTTCACTTGCAATTAGTTCAATAGTAGTAGACTGCCTAATCTGCTCTTTGAGAAGAATCTCTTTAATTAAATTATTCATACCATAAATAGTTCTAGTTTGTCTTTAGCTTTGGCCTTCTCTTCTTTGGCAAATTCTTTAATCTTAGAATCCTTAGTCTTCACTTGATCAATCCTATTGCGTAGAGTATCTACATATTGCATAGTAGCTTCGGCACCTTCTCCGTCCATACCCATAGCAACAAAGTCCTCAATGCCGCATTTCTCAATGTATCTGAACTTGATATCCTGTTGTTTCTTCTCTTTAGTTATTCGCCTGATGAATGCAAAATAGCATATCTGGGTAAAGTAAGAGAATGCATTAGGTTTGCCGGTTCTAGTTGCAGCTTCGATATTATAGTTGCCAATGGCTCGTAAACAATTTTCTACTGCATCCATGACCATTTCTTCTCGGTAGGTGTATCGCACAAAGTTAGGTCTGTGAGATAGTCCTTCTGCAATCTTAATGAAACATGTAGCAATATAGTCTGTTACTATAGGCAATGGGGTTTCATCAGTTCTAGCTACAAGAGCCTCCTTTGCATAATCATAGACTGCTTCAGAGAAGTCTCTATTGTTCACGTAATGTGGTTTTTCTTTCGGTTTTAGTTTAGCCATTAGTGGGTTTCCTCCATATAATAGTATATTATACTACACTTTTAAGGCAAAGTAAAGTGTTATTTTAATTTATTTTTTTTACAGAAAAGTGTTGACAAAAGCGGCTAAGTGTAGTATAATATATAAGTCAACCGGGAGGGGTAGAGGTATACCATAATTAATGTATGATTTTCTTATGATTAGGGATGGCATCTACGGGGTAAACTTCATTATCCTCTTCTTCAAATCTATCTACTATTTCATCTGTAATTCTATTTAATAAAGACTCTTGACTCTCCGGAGGCTCGAAGGCCTGTTTGGCCGAGAGTGCATATTTGATATACTCTTTCTTTATTTCTTCCACAACATTAGAACTAACCATAATGTTATTTTTATTAATAGTGTATCTCTTCTGATCGGAGAACGGAAACCATGGGCTAAACTGATAGCCCCCAAGCATAGTGCTATAGACAGAAATCGGCCTTTCAACCATATAATTGTCTTTGTTGTCACTACTCACTAAAGCAATGATATTATCACCGTTAATTAGCTTAAAGTTTCTTATATTTAGTTCTTCCATATTATATATTTATATCGTAAACTTTGTAGTCAAATTTCTCTTTAGCATATATCTTAATGCGCTCTGCCGCATGAACCAAGGTGTAATTCTTCTTACTCTTCCAATGTAAGTCATCTGCAATGTCATACACTTTAGTGTCTATTCCATCTGCTGACTTTCTAAGCCCGCGGCCTATACTTTGCAAAACCCTAATTTGACTCTTACTTGGTGAAGCGAATATAATATTATGCAGGCGCTTAATATTGATACCAGTACTAAAAGTACCCATACTCGCCACAATAATCGCATCCCCTTGTGTTTCGGTAATAGCTCTGACATTCTCTCGGTCGTCAACGTTAGTTTCTCCACTTACATAGAACAGATTCCTATCTGTATCCTTTAATTTATCTCGTAGCATATCATGCAGAGGTTTGCCGTGTTTATCTACATATTGGAATAGCACAAGAGTATTACCCGTGCAATCTATAGCTAGATTAGATATAAAGTTGTTCCTTGGATCATACTTGACAATGAAATCCATCTCTTGCTGATAATCTCTCTTAACCCTACAATATTCATCAGCATACTTTAACAGTAATACATTAATATCTAACTGTGCTAAATCGTTACTATCCATTAGTTTCTTGGTAGTAGTAACCTTATGAACAGGGCCAAATAGCCCTTCTAACACTAATTGGTGTGTTTGTGTTCCATCCAAAGTACCTGTGGTACCCATTCTATATCTACATTCAGTGCACTTTTCTAGGATAGAGGTCAGTGACTTGGCCTTAAAAGCGTGTGCTTCGTCACCTACAACCATACCAAACGGCTGGAACCATTCTGCTCTTTCTTTATATATTGACTGCCAAGTGGTAATGATAACTCGTGGTTTGACGTTATACTTCTCTTTACCTGCATAAATCTTATGACAGTTCTCTGCTACTTCCCACTCATCAAATTGAGAGTAGTCTGCAAAGTCAGAATACATCTGCTCAACAAGAGATGTTGTGGGTACAATAAGTAGCACACTCTGATCGGATTCTTCTAAGAAGTGTCTAATTGCCAAGTAAATAATAAGTGACTTACCCGAAGCCGTAGGTGATAGTAGTAGGGACTGCCCATTGGTGAGAGCATGTTCTAGTGCATCTATCTGATAATCACGTGGTGTGATTTCATTACCACCAGCAGTAAGCGTTATCTCATTAAGCAATGCAGGTATGTCTATGATATTCTTTGTACCAGCTAGACCGTATGTTCTATTAGGTTCTGGTTGTATATCATACTGTCGAGCATTAGCAAACTCCTGCATATATTGGAATAACCCAGAATATAGAGTTTTCTTTCTTAGGTCAAAGAGTCTGATTTTACCATCCCACATACGGTTCTTATATGCCGGCATGAATTTATAACCAGGGACATAAAAGCAGAAGTGTTCTGCTAGTTCCATCTCAATAGAGGGGTCTGTAATTATCTCCAAGAAGGATTCATTCTTCTTTTTAACTTTAATTAAATCCATAGGATATGTATATCTTATATTCCACTAGTAAATTTGCGCCACTCAATCATATTTTTAATATTCTGATGACGCCACTTAATGTTCTCCATTATCTCTTTAAGACAATCGCACATCTCTTTGGTATATTCCATTTTGGCTTGATGTGCTTGAACTACTGGGTCTGCATCATACCACTTATCCATATCACCTTTAAGTACAGTCAAACCATTCAGTGGGTCATAGTCCCACCCTTTAGCATCCATTTCTTCTTTGGTTAGTTTACCATTATAATGCATAAACTTATCTCTAAGGATAATCTTAAAGTCAAGATCGAGCTTCTTGAGTCTCATCTTATTTATGCTATATAGTTCTAGGTATTTGGAGTGAAGTTTAGCAGAATCTCTGGAGGATTCATCAAGTCGCATCTCGTCTATAAGAGAGTCCTTCTTCCACATTTCTAATATTTTTTCTAAGTTATTCATAATGTAATCTCACCGGTTTAAAAATAATCTGTTTTAAGTACTATTATACTACAAAACCAGACAAAAGTAAACCATTTATTTTATCTCATAGTATGTATATTTAAATGATGCATCTGCTTGGAGATACTCAACGTCAGTTTGCTGTGTAGAGAATTCTAGTGCAGAAAGATTAGTAGGGAAACAATCTCTAAATGTAATCTCTTTACTGACATTGTTATGTGATGTTAGTATGGACAAGGTTGCATCATACTTCAGTGACTCACCTTTTGGGTCCTTAATGATATCATGCATCCACTTGAACATCTCAATATAATTATCCATGTCTTCGGTTACATTAAATCTTATGGCTAGTTCATCAAAGTTTAATCTATCACCGGCCATTGCTATATTAACCCCTCTAAAGGGTACTGTTGATTCCGATAATGCAATACCCGGCAATGTTACAGCAGTACAGAAATATTCAATGTTAGGAAATTCCTTAGCATCAATCTTAAATTGAAACCCTACAGGGCTTAAAAAATTCTTATTCGTGGTTAGTGTCATCTTCATCCTCTATGGGTTCTTCTTCTAGTAGACCCCAGTAATTCCATCTTCCGTCTTCTTTAGTGTCTTCCATGTTATTATTTATAAGGGCTTAAATTCAAGGCATAAAAAAAGGGACTCCGAAGAGTCCCTTTAGGTAAATCACTTATGATTAATATTAAGTCATAAGACCGTCAACACGGAAGATTCTGAAGTACGGGTTGGCACGATCTGTACCAGCACCTGCTGCAGTTCCCACGAATGGGTTCTGTTGCATACCGTATCTTGTCTTGAATCCGATTCTAGGCTGGAAGTCATTCTCACCAACAGCTTTAACCATAGTTAAAGGCACGTATGGGCAATAGAATAGACCAGCATCATATGGGTTAGTACCGCGGTAACCAACACATACAAAATCACCAGTAGCATATGGATCAATATATACTTTGATTCTTCCACTCATAACACCAGCAAAAGTATTACCAGTATCATCTACCTGAAGTCCATTGGCCATTGCAGGAGCATAGTCCATAACACCAGCAGCTGCAATAGCAGAAGCTACGTCAGATGAACAGATGATAAAGTTACCCTTACCACGTCTAGTGCTTTTAGCAATCTGATTACACTCTCTTTCGATTTGCATAATAAGACCTTTGATCTTCTCAACCATCCAACGACCGTCACCATCGGTATCAACATTAAACGCACCTTTAAGAGCAACGTTTGAAGTCAAAGCACCAATAGTAGCTTTTGTATAGACAGTTCTAATGATCTCTCTGTTGATTTCCGCAAGGATTTCAGAAGAAAGGATGTTAGCAAGTTCTGCTTCAGCATCTAGACCGTGTACTGCTTTAAGGTCTTGAGCTAGTTCCATAGTGTACTCAGCTTTCAGAGCACGTGACTTAGCAGTTACTGTAGCTTTCTCGATTGAGAATGCCATTTCACCAAATGCGCCGTCACCACTTTCGCCAACGCCCAATCTTTCTGCAGCTGCAGTAGTAAGACCAGAACCGAAAGTAGAAACTGTATCAGCTTCGTCAGCAATTGAATTGTCTGAATCGCCATCAGCTACACCAACAAGACCCGTAGGATCTGCTTGGTGAGTACCAGTACCAGAGAAATCGGTATCAGCTTCGTCATGAAGAGCTTCAGTTCCACCCTGTGTGCTGTACTTAGACTTCATTGCAAAGATAAGACCAGTAGGTCCAGTCATTGGCTGAACACCAGCGATATCATAAGCGATGAGGTTAGGCATTGCACGTCTTACCAAAGAGATAAGAACTGGATCAAAAGTAGCCAGGTCTGTACTCAAACCAGCGCCAGAGTTAGCAGCAGCTGCTTCAGAGATGAAGTTTCCGCCCATATTTGAGGCATCTTCGCGAAGTGCCATTTCTTGGTTTTCCAACAATCTAGCTACAGTAGCCTTCTTGTACTTGTCTTGGATACTAGGTACGTCACCATGTTCCAGGACTGGAGCCCATTTTTCCATTAAATTTGTATCTGAATTAAACATTTTATGTTTCCCCTATTAGATTACTTGTTAAATTTTGAGATTGCTTGTGTATATCGTGACATTGAATCACTAACGTCGGCTTGAACCTCGTCAGTACCCGCAATGCTTGATAGTTCATCTACTGATTCACTAATTGCTTTGGTAAAGTATGATTCTTTAACAACTTTAACTTTCATTTCAAAGTTATCTTTGTTATCGAATTCAATATCTTCAACCAAGGTGCCTAGTTTCTCAGCTTCTGTATCGGCAAGCCCTGAAGACTGTTCTCTTACTACTTCAGCTCTTTCCAAAGTTTGAACTGATTCATGTAGTTTGATATTATCTTCTGTGGTTTTGTTTAATGTCTCTTCTAGTTCACTGACTTGTTCGGCGAGTTCGTCTACCAAATCAACTTTACCTTCAGGTACATCGATATAATGTTCTTTGAACACTGCTTGTAAAGAAGTCATAAAGTCTTCAGCAATTTCAGTCCTAAGACCTTCGGTTACTGCAACTTCATTAGTCTCCATCCAGTTAGAAACAACATAGTTTAAGTAGGAATCAACCTTCTCAACTAGTTCACTTTTAACATCGGAAACTTCTTCTTCAAGGTTCTGCGCGTACTCAGTTTCAAGCCTGTCCATCTCTGAAGCTAACTTACTGGTAAGTACTGCCTCAAAAATTGCACCTGCTTTGCCACGGAATCCATCAGATAAAGTAGCTTCTTCAGCGATAACTGCATCAAGGTCTTCGGAAAAATCAACGGTCTCAACTTTAGCTTTCGCCTTGAGGTCGTTCTTAGTCTGAATTACTTTAGCACTTTCATCAACGGATCCTTCTGAGGACTCATCAACTTTCGCCATTTTAGCAAAGATTTTCTGCGCATCTTCTTTTCTAGCTTTCTTCAACATATCAACTGCTGCTTGAATAACTCCAGCTTTGGTCTTCGGAATAGAAACTTCTTTGACTTCGGGTTCTTCGTCTTCTTCATCATCCTCATGGGCTGACTCATCGACTTCTTCCTCGTCATCTTCGTCTTCTTCTTCTTTTACCTTAGCTTCATCAAGAACTTCTTCGTCTTCAACTTGTTGGTCTTCAACGAGCTCGTTCTCAAGCTCTTCAGCATCTTCTGATATGCCATCGAC